TTACCAACCCGGTGGGAGAAGTGCGTTTGACATTTAGCGTCCCCTCTTAAATGTCAAAGAGGAGGGGCCTTTGTCATTTGGGGTGTAAGTGGAGATCCGCAACGATTTCTTCATTCCTAGACAATGAGTGACCCCCCCTACCCCCTTTGTCTATGCGGTGTTAGTCATCTTTCGCACAATATGTCTTATGTATAATTAAGTGGTTTACCCATGGTTGCTCTCTGGCAACGACTTAGGCTCAACAACCTCTGCATCTATAACTTCTTTCTCCCTTTTAGTGGCCTCAAGCAGCTCTTTTAGACTATCTGAGGTAATCTGGACCGACCTGTGTTCAACAATTGTCGAAGGTTGGCCCTCTATCTGGAGGATTTTGTCAGTTACGATGCCGAAGGGGACGGAACAATCCTTCCCCTTCATTTCCCCGTTCTCCACTGCTTCATGCATCTTCCCCAACAGTGCGTCCCTTGTTGCTTTAAGTCTGTTAAGCAGAGCAGCTTTACCATTAGCCTCTATATCCTCCCTCTTGGCTATGGCTGCTATGGTTTGCTGGTTAGTGCTGAAGATTGCTGAGAGGACTTTCTGTGAGACACCCTCCTTGATCCCTCTGACCAACGCTGCGTATCTCTCAGGGTCCTTCCGCTTGAGTTCCTGGCCTGTATATTGGGTGTCAGTGGCTTTCCTTTCACCCCACTTAGTGAGACTGCCTTTAGGCATAAATTAATGGGAGGTGGAGAATACTTGACTGTATTCTTCCAACCTCCCATCCAAGTTTAATTATTTTTGAGGCATTCTGCAATACCTATGTTAGTCACCATCAGTCAAATCCTATGACTGGACCCTGGAAGAAGCTCTTGAGGGCCTTGATGCCTCCTACAGTGCCGTTCAGGCATGTCAGGATTATGTCTGCTATGGTGAGGCAGTAGATGCGTTCTGTGTCATATCCGTCAATGATGTATGGCTCCCAGGTGTTTGGGTCATCAGAGGGTTGTTTTACGCCTGACCATGGCCCTGCGACTTGGGCAAGGGCGTATTTGCCTCCTGCCAGAGGGACGAATATGGCGAGGATCATGTAATTTGTCTCTGGGTTCCACCACTGCGCGGTGACTCCGTGTTCGTGCTTTAGGCACACTGTTGGTTTTAGGTTCATTGGTATTCTTCTCTTTATAACCCCAACCCTCACAGTCTGGACATAGATCCTGGGTCCTAGGTGTCACTATCCACCCGGTTCCTCTGCATGTCTGGCATATCACGCGGTCTTTTCCTCTTTACGGGCCTCCCATTAAACTGAGCTGGATCTCCACCTCTGGTAGACCAGAAGTGCTTGCATCCCTTGTCAATGTCTGTAGCTAGGCCGTAGTAATCCAGCCCTCCATCGTCGTTCTGTTGCGGTATGTCTTCCATTAGAATGGGTATGTCAGTTTCTCCTGAGGAAGAGCGTAGAGATCTCCTCTTCCAAAGTTGGTGATATTCTCCTTAGCCAGTAGCTCTTGTTTTGTGGCTAGGCCTACGAACTTGTAGGTGGGGAATGTGCCTACCATCAGTGCGTAGAGGTCCACTCCTTCACCCTTCCACTTGGCTGCTATCAGATGTCCCTTGGCGTATTTGGTGGTCTTGATATCCACGGTGAGGCCGTTGTGAAGGATGCAGTCGGCCTCTGGGATCACCTCTATCTGGAAGTCGGGATAGACGTTAAAGATCTTGCAGTAAGCCATCTCACCCGCAATACCCTCTAGATCGGTCTCCTCGTCACTCTGAGGGCCTTTCCGCACGTTTACCTTCCCTTGCTGCCGTGCGTGTTCATAACGCCTTTTAGCGAGGAATCTGGCATACCTCTGCTCTTCAGGTGACAGCGTGACTTCCATGTAGTTACATTTGGCTCCAGGTGTTTGTCACCTCGACCAAAAAATCTTGTTCGGACATTGCGTTGAGTATGGAGTGATCAGCCTTCACCGACTTCACACTGGTCTCCGATACATGATCATCCTTCAGCCCGGTATCTCTGATGATCTTCCAGACCTGACCACCCGAGTTCCTGACCCACTCACCCTCAAATGGGAACCTGACATCATCGATGATCAGCATGTTGTATCCGTGGTTCCTGTAGTGGTTCCATGCCTCCAGCAATCGTTTAATCCAGATGTCCTTTCCATGAAGCTCTTTCATGGACTGACCCACTGCCTGATATACGGGCCTCAGGACTGCCTTATCCTCTTCTTTGTAGGTCCCAAAGATCTTTGCCACCTCTGCCTTGATCGGGTCTCCGAAACCCAACCTAATAGGCACTAGGCCCTGCTGTTCAGCTAAAGAAATGAGATGCCTTGCTGCTGTTGTCTTCCCGCTACGTTTGGTACCCGCCAAACCTATGATGAATTCGCTCCTCTTCCCCGTCATCAGTTCCACCTGTTGTTTACCTGCTCCTCTTCTTCCTCTTCCTCGTCGTCCTCAATCTCTGAATATTCCTGCACATCAAAGTCTGAATCTGCCTGACTCAGAATAGACAACCCATACATAAGGTTGCCTAGTTGCTGGGGGGTGTTCACTTCATTAAGACATTCGACGATATTACCTTCATGATCTTCGAGAGAGATGGTGATAATCATTTGATGCTATTGACTAGTATTGGGCCTTCCTCGACTCCTTTGAATCTACTATTCCATCGCGTGTATTCCAAGGACACCTTGGCCTCTTGAACCCCATTTCTGTTCTTTCGGATCCAGAAGTTCACGATCCCGTCATCCGGCTCCTCATCAGAGGTGTTCTTCATGAGGAATGCTACACTGTCAGCATCCTGTTCTGCTGTCCCAGAGTCCCTCAGATCTGACATCCTGGGTATCTGCTTCTCACGCTTTTCAATCTCCCTGTTCATCTGAGCCAACAAGATCACCGGGACACCACACTCCAGTGCCATGACCTTGATAGTTCTGGTGATTGCTCCGATCTCGTTGACCCGGTTTTCATATCGTCCAACACTCCTAATCAGAGTCAGGTAATCAATGACCAGCATGTCCACACCCTTGTCCTGAACAAACCTCCTAGCTTGGGACCTGAGCTGATCTACGGTGATGGCCGGGGTGTCCTCAATATGGATCGGTAGCTCGAAGAAATCCTTAGCCGCCTTAGCAAGCTTGGTTTTGTCACCCACGCCTGTCTTCAGGTAGTGCCTCACATCCTCTCCCGACATGATGGCAACAGCTCTTTCAGCGATGCTGTTGTAAAGCATCTCAAGGGACCAGATAGCCACCTTCTTGCCCTGCTTGGCTGCTTGGATAGCAAGGAACATGGAAAAGGCAGATTTACCACCACCGGGACGACCTGAGATGATGTAAACAGCCCCAGGGAGAAACCCTCCAAGCTTGTCGTCCAAACCATAGATCCCGCTTTTGATGGAAAGATCTGGGACACCGCCATCCTTAGCACTCTCTAGAAGGTCCATAAACCCCCTCTGAGCCTCTTTCTGGTCCTTCTCGGTAGTCATACCCTTGGTGGTTTCCCAAAGAGCGTCCTGAAGGCCCTGAAGAAGCTTTTCGGGATCTTCCTCCTCCTGTGCTGCTGTTAGTGCATTGTAGTGCTTCAGGAAGACCTGTCGCCTCACGTATACGGCATAGGCTTGTTCAGCATAGTAAGACAGGTTTGAAGCGGTTGAGGACTCACGTATCAGGTCGTCAATGTAAAGAGCCTCAGACATGAGTTGGCGACTGACTGTGAACTGGTCAACAGTTCCTCCAGCTTTGACAACAGACTCACAAGCAAGCCACACGGAACGGTTCCTAGGATCAGCAAACCAATCCTCTGAGATTCCAAGCTCCTTGGCTTCAGTAAATGCACCCAGGAGAACACAGCCTAAAAGGCCCTTCTCAGCAAGGATGTCCTCGGGAACATCGTAATCGATAGTGATGGTGTTTTTCTTAGCGGAAATCATACCTTGTAGAACGGTTTCCCTGCCTTGATGTCAGCAGGGACAGAGCGAGAGACAGAGTTCCTTTTGGATCTTCCAGCAAGGATGATCTCAGTCATGATCTCGTCTCTCTCCTCCTTATTACTATTACTATATATATTATCTCTATTAGTTAGTGTCCGTCCTCGCGGACATGTTATATCGTTAACGTGTCCGTCCTCGCGGACATGTCGTTGGGCCTTGGTGTTAGTCATAGAGGCCAATTCTATCGGCCTTCCCTTGCCCCTGGCTAGGTAGCAAGTGGACCTACCTGCCTTTTTCTGGATCAGCCATCCGTGTTCAACCAAATTCTTCAGGGCTTTCCAGAGTCGGGTCTTACACACTCCGATTCTTTTGGCCATGGTTCGCTTGTCGTCAAAGCAACAGCCCCTCATGCACACGTAGAGGTAGGCCTCCCTCTCGATCAGAGAGAAGCCTACCTCATAGATGTGTTCAGGGACCTTTGGAATCATACTCCAGCCCAGGCTCCCTGGTAGAACTCCCGGTCATAGTGCGGACTGTCATATCTGAGAACTGGCTCAAACAGGTCCAGAAGATCAGCTACGGCTACGGCCTTCATGCGCTTGATCTTTCTTTTAATGTAAGCAGCCCGATCCTTCACGGTCGGCATGTCCAGCTCCACGTATACGCCAGCAATGTCGTCCAGCGTGAATCCGTCACACAGGTGATGGAATATCATGCACAACTCTGCTGAGTCTCTCTTCATAATCCCCAGCCGTGTTAAGTCCGGCCCACTCATGGATCTTTCATGGGCCTTACCGTGACAGCTTACGCATAACCACACGGTGTTTTCTCCGCTCCGTGCCTTAGGCACTACGTGGTGCTGGTGGCTTGCTGGCTTCCCGCACTCAAAACATGTGTTTGACGTGTTCATCGCGCTTCCAGCTACAGCAGCTCAATGATTCCAGATTCAACTTTAGGACACCGGGCATATTTCACCTTGATGCCTTTGACCCACTTGTTCCAGTGGTAGCAAAGCTTTGCGTAGACTTGGTATCGCGATGCACCGTAGCTCTTTATTGGAGAATGCTTCAGTGCGAGGAAATGGTTCCTCAAAACAAGTATAGGGTCATCTGATTCCATATTAGTCCCTTTGCAGAAACGATCATGGAAAATGGTATAAAGAGCAGGATTCCTCTGCATTGCCTGATAGATAAAAGCCCCGTAGGGAGGCCCAAAGCAGATCGGTTTGGCAGCAGCAGAAGCGGCTGCTGCCTTAATATACCGCTCTTCGTCGCGTTTGATTTCATTCAAGATTTCGAGGTTGCCAATCGGTCCAGTTTTAGTTGTAGCGAGATTAATCCTGAACCTTACCAATGCTGCTAAATGGCTGCTGTATTTTAGGCCTGCAATATGAATCGAATCTGTCGCGCTCCGAGGCCTTCCGTTGTCTATCGTGAATATTGTCTTTTCGCTACAACTAAGGTTCTCGGCTACCATTAGTCTGACAGGCATGTTGGCTGCAATGACTGCATACAAGCGGTGCTGACCGTCAATCAGGTCACCATCCAAGTTGAACTTAATAGTTTCTCCATTCTCGATCCATTGGTTTGCCCTCATCTCCCTTTGGAATCTGGACACCAAAGGCTTCGATAGCCTGCGGTTCACGCGGTTTCGTTTCAGCCACTCCCTAGCGATTTGCGGGGTGACATTGACATTTTTAACACTCGGACTGTTATTCATTTGATTACTTTCTTTTTTAGGTATTCGATTAGTTCTTTTGCCTCTTCACCACATGACCTAAGGCCAACCACAAGCGACCTTGCCTTGTGTCGATCCACCATGTTTGCATCCAGTAGGTCTCGCACGTAGCTGAGATATCTTTCTGCTTCGCCTGGGTCATGTGTTTCAGCTGCGGGGAAAACGGGAGGCAATGGAGTTCCTTTGTCATACCAGAACACTCGCTTGGCCAAAAAAGCCTCTGCAAAATCCTGCATTAACTTAGGCATTTTCCCCCATGCCTCCCGTTTTAGTTGGAAGACTCTCTTAGCTCTTGGCGACACCTTGGCTAGTCGAGTTGAAACGCGATATAATCGCTGCTTTGGATGGCGTATAGGAAGGCCATGCATCAAGCTTCATGCAGGACAAAAGCTGCCTGTATGCAGCTACAACCTCAGTCTCAGCTTCAGCGACATCGGCTTCAGCTAAGATCAGTTGTGATGCGTCAAATGGAGGCTCAGTCTCCACAACAGCCCAAACCCACTTGCGAACCTCCACGCCTGCTTTCTGCAAGATCCTGGTGTAGTTATACTGCTGCCAGTCATAACCAAGGTCCCTGCATTTACGCAGAAATGCCCGTGGGTTCGCTCCACCTTTGGCTGTTGTTTTGATGTCAATGACGGTGTCCCCGATCAACAGATCGACACGACACTTCACGTCAAGCCCCTTGACAAAGTCTTCGCAAAACACTGAGACTTCGGATTGAGGGTTCCGAATGTGAGCTTCTCTGACCTCCGACAATTCTGAGTATGCGGCAAACATCATCTGGATTGATCGGAGGTCGTCTTGCTTTATCACTTGAACGCCCTTCTCCTCTTGCTCTGCCCAATATTCCTTGGACGCCTTTTTGCGTCTGTCCTCAAACTCAGGAGGACACACGCTGACCTCATCGTCGAACCTTGAACGCTCAAGCGCATACAGGTGAAAGAGGGTCCCCTTCTCCATGGAAGGAGACCGCCTTTCGGTGAAGAGCTTGTTGCGATAGGCATGAAAAGCCTTTGGCGTTACCTTGAACTTTTTGAGTTCACTGGTGGACAAAGCTTTGTCAGCCCTATACACAGGCTCGGCAAGGTTCTGGTAGATCCCAGTTGAATAATTAGATCTGAATTTCATCAACTTCCTCCACCTGGTCATAATCAACGGGATGACCTTCCAGCTTTTTGCCCTCAGGCGAAGATAACACTTCCTTCTGGGTGCGTTCGTTCAGCTTGTCCCAGTTGTGTGGATGTTCCTCAAGCTCGTAGAACCAAGTGTCGTTTACAAGGGGCGGCACCGGGAATCTGAACTTACTCTCATCCGCATAATCCTTAAGGTCAGTTCCTGATACCCTTGGGACCGGCTTAAACCCCTCAACGTAAGGCACCAGATTCCCTTCCGATCCGGTAAAATGTTTCACTTCAATCATTAGGGCCTTACCCAGAAATGCATCTAAATCTGATTTGACCATTGAGTATCCACCCGTGATCGCATCGACAAAATGACGCAACTTTGCCTTCTCGCCTGTGGACAGGCTGACCTTTTTGCTAATGAAGGCAGGTTTTTCCGGTTCGCCCTCCTTGTATTGCTTGCAGCATTCACTTGCCTCAAACATGAGCTTGATCATCGGCCTATGTTTGGTTTCGTTGGCGAAGGTTTTAGGCTGAGTTCCAAGCGTGGCGTATCCAATAAACCTTGCGCTTGTCAGACCTTCGGGGATGTCGGGTGCAAAGGTTTTCTTTTCTCCTACTGGTTCAATCTTTATTGCCATTATCTTTTCCTTTCTTTTGTTGTAGTTGTCTTTCTTCTTCTAACGACTTCAGGTCTGCATGTTGCAGAATCTGAAGCAAATCTTCTGCGTTGGGGAAGATGGCTACCCACCTTCCAAAAATCCTCCACACGACCACCGGGATCTCCCACTCCTTGGCATCACCCATGGCTTGAGCCATCCAGTCCTTGAGCTTGGCAATCTTCGCGTTCTTGACCTCCCAATGAATGGGACTGGTGTCAGGGCATGTGACATCAGGTGCATCACATCCCTGCTGCGATTGGTGGAAGCCAGTTCGCTTGGCTGCAAAGCCGAAAAATCTCAGCACTGCTACCCACATCCTCTCGCCTCTCTTGCCCTTATCCTTAGCGTTCACCATCTCTGATGAGTCCCAATCGTTTCATTTTCTTGACCATGTCTATCATCGCTTCTTTGTAGTTTTTGTATTCAGGGAAGTCCTGAGCGATGTCGTCCCAGTAAAGGCCGGGGTGAGTTCTGATAACTCGTAAGTCTTTGTTAATGCGTATCATGGGTGTTAGTCATACGTGCGTTGTGAAAATAAGTGAAAAATTTTGTCAGGACGAATTGTGTTGATTTAATTCTGCTAGGTGTCAAACACCCTATATGCCTTCTATTCGCGCCTTAGGGAAAAAGTGCTTGGCGGCTTGGTTAGATGACCGCCTTCTCAATCGCTGGAAAAAGTATTGTGAGAGCCTGGGGATGACCCAGACTGATCGCCTTGCTCTTCTATTGTCTGAAGATTTGAAGCGAGCAGATGAGAGAGCATATCGGAAACGTCAACACCAAGCAAAGTAGCTGCCTGGGTAGCCAATTTGGTTTGTTGTTCTGTCAATTCCATGTGGTGTTAGTCATGTAATACGATCCCACAGTCGGGAACGTGCCAATTATTTTTATATTTTTATCAGACACCCTCAGACATTTACTGACCAACCCTAAAAATCCAGGAGGAAGAAATGCACAATGGCATTGTGGGGGTCAGGGGTTCGACTCCCCTCGGCTCCACCAAATTTAACTCAGGGGAACCTTCCCTTTTTCTCTCCAACCAAGACCAGAAAGTTGTTGAGGAAATGTGGGAGACAGGTGTCTCCCTAATCCAAGTGTGGTCCGATTGGTGTCGGTTGTATCTCGTTAGCGATCAATCGGTCAAGCAATCTGTTCATCTTTTTTTATCCCACCTTCAACAGGCCCACTACAGCCGCCGCTATCGCCAGGAGTTTGGTTATGTCCTAGGACGTCTCAGCTTGTTCATAGATGTCGAGGTCCCCATCTGTCAGGTCTCCACAAAAAGTTGGTGGAGATCTCTCGATGCAATGAAGGCTGGAGATGCAGCCAGAAGGAAGGTGTCCGTGTTTTTGAATTGGTGTCTTAAGCAAGGGTTCATCAAGGAACCCGTTGTGATCCACGGCAAGCCATCTATGCCTGATGGCGAGATCCAGGTGCTACCCAATCGAGTTGTTGCCTCGCTTATCCAAAGCTGTCCTTTAGATCTTCTGGGTTACCTCTGGTTGTGTCTTTGCATGGGCCTGAGGGTTGCTGAAGCGAAGCGGACTGAACACCTAGCCCACCGGGATGGATGCCTGATTGTTGGGGCCTCTGCTGCCAAGACCAGAACTAGACGAGTCTTGGACATTCTCCCTGGGCATGAGAAGTTTGCTGAATTGATCCAGCCTCAGATCAACCTGAAGAAACGTATGCTTGCTCTCAGGGCCGACTCTGGGATCTCCGACTGGCCCAGGAATTGTATGCGCCACACAGCAGCTTCTCACTGGCTGAACAAGCTACGCTCCGCTGAGTCGGCTGCACTCCACCTCGGAAACTCTCCGGTCATGCTGCATCGACACTACAAGGCCCTAGTCACCAAAAAGGAATCAGAAGAGTTCTTCGCCATCTGGGACAAGGCATTGTCAAGAAAATTTGGTTAGGCCCCTCACGGTGCTAAGGGGTCCAACTAAAAATACTTGATTTAATGTGTTGACGTTTAATTAAACGTGATACATATTAAATCAAGTCAGCGGCAATGAGGCCGTTATGACTAACACCTAGAAAAAACAAACATGAAAAATCGATACGCTGATTACATTTACGAAAACAAAAAAGGAACCCGAATCAACATCCACAAGTATAATTTAGATACGTCAGAAAGAGCGTGGAACGTTTGGTGGTATGAAGGTGGAGAGCATTACAGCTATTCTGAGTGGGGCGATATTTTTCCTACAAAACATGCAGCCCGAAAATGGGCTGAAACTGAATTTGGGCCTATTAAAAGCATCAACCCCAAACACAGTTGGGTTGGCGCATGAAGCACTGGAGATTGCCAAGAAAACCTAGAAGAAAGAACAAGTATGACCATTACTATCGAAGAAGCAAAAAGCATATGGGCGAAAGTCGAGAGACTCGACAAGACCAAGACAGTATTTATCGCTGGATTAACCGACATCCTGACAGCACTAGGATTTGATCCCGTTGAGGGGTATGAGGACTACGTGGTCACTAGGAACATGTTTAAAAACATTATTGAAAACATGCATAGAGAGGATGAGGACGCGAATAGGCTGAGTGAAATACTCCTCTCCTGCAACATCTCCGTCGATGCCTTGGCTGACATGTTGGATTTCTACAGCGAAAATCAACACGCCTGAATGACTAACACCTATATGAAAATTTTAGTTGCATGTGAATCAAGCGGAACTGTCAGGGATGCATTTATTGCTAAAGGTCATGAAGCAGTAAGCTGTGACATTTTACCCTCCGAGGTTAGAGGCCCGCACATTCAAGGGGACGTCCTTGAGGTGATTGATCAAGGATGGGACATGATGATAGCTCACCCACCCTGCACATACCTTTCATCTTCGGGGATGCATTGGACAACCAGAGGTCTCAGAGACCCTGAACTCACTGAAGATGCTTTAGCGTTTGTCCGCAAATTGCTCGATGCAGACATAGATAAAATCGCGGTTGAGAATCCAGTGGGAGCAATCAGCACCCGCATACGAAAACCTGATCAATACATTCATCCGTATCAATTTGGGGATGACGCATCAAAGAAGACTGGCCTTTGGCTTAAAGGTTTGCCCTGCCTTGTTGCTACCGATTACGTCAAACCTAGGTTGGTTGATGGTAAGCCTAGATGGTCTAACCAAACAGACTCAGGACAAAACAAACTTGCCCCATCGAGCGACAGGTGGAGGAAGAGGTCAAAGACTTATCCCGGCATTGCACTGGCCATGGCAAACCAGTGGTAATATGACTAACACCTTATTGTTGTAATGAAGGCACTTTACCTATTCCTGCTCCTTTCCACCTCTGCTTTGGCTGATCATGTGGTCGCATTGACCATCTTGGCTGAAGCTAGAGGCGAGGGGGAGGCAGGCATGACATCAGTGGCTTGCGTGATTCTTCAACGCAGCATTGAGCGGGGGATCACCATGCGCGAGGTCTGCTTGCAAAAGCTTCAGTTTAGCTGCTGGAACGGCAAGTCATATCAAGATCTAGCTCCCCTACTCCGCACCCCTCAAGCAAGACATGCACTATGGCTTGAGGCCAACCCTGACAGGTTGGATCTGGACGTAATGAAACATTGCAACCATTACCATGCCGATTGGATCCAAAGGCCATCCTGGGCCAAAGGAGAAAAACCATTGCTCAAAATTGGAAGACACATATTTTATCGACTATGACTAAAAGGAAAGTCGGGCCTCCCAAAGGGTCTCAGAACAGAATCAAGGTGGCAGGGAAACCTGCCTCCTCTTTTTTGCACATGCGGTGCCGACCCGATCAAAAGGAAGCTTGGACTGAAGCTGCCAAAGCCGAAGGCAAGTCACTGTCTGACTGGGTGCAAGATACCTTGGATGCCTCTTGTCAGTGATGTTAGTCACCATGTAGGGTGATGGGGTGAAAACCGCTATTGCCGTCATGGCCTACAACAGGCCCGTGTATCTTAAAAGGTGCCTAGAAGCTATTGCGTCGTCCGACTCACCACATGATGTTCACATCTTCATAGACTCCCCCGCAAAGCTAAAACAAAAAGTAATCCCCACTGATGAAGTCCCTGGATACCTTGAGTGCCGTAAGTTAGCCCAAAGCATACTCCCTGAAGCTACCTTCCATTGTTCAGCCGCAAACATTGCCCCATCGCCAACAAGCATAGCCATGAAAGCATGTTTGTTTGATGTCTACGGATATGATAGGTGCATCCACTTGGTGGACGATTTTGTTCCGACAAAAAGCTTTTGGCCAACAATGGAGATGTGGTTCAACTACGCACAAGGAGACATGCGATATGGAACTCTAGGCTGCTACAGTGAGAGGAAGGGTGAAGACCATGACAATTACCTCAACAACATCACAACCTGTGGTCACCTTGTGAGTTACGGGCTAGAGAAAGAGAAGTGGGATGTTTGGAAGCACTTGGCACTAGAGGCGGCTGAGATCTACTGGACAAATCACAGGCCAAACTACTACGACAAGCTTACAGAGTGGCTTGCTGGCCTCGGTTTTAAAGACAGGTTTGGCACGGAGTGCGACGCAATTTTAATTAGCCTCATGATCAAGTTTGGGCAGGTGCCAGTAAGCACAGTTGCTAACCTGGGGGAATATGTAGGCGTCGAGGGAACGTTCGGGAGTGAGGAGGATTTTAACCGGATGTTTAAGGGAGTCCCTGTTGATGACTTCCTGCCCAAGTTTGAAAAACCACAACAAAGATTTTTTGACGTAGCACTATCCGCACTCAGGGAACGCTACAAGTTTTGTGATGAGACAGAAGCAACTGTTGGTGGGTAGTGGTCCTTACATAAAAGAATGGTGGGGCATCCACTCTGGAGCATTCAAATACGTTAACTGCATAAACACCTCCATCGAGGTTGTGGGCATGAACCATCATCGGTGGTATGTCAGCGAGGACTATTTCTATCATCACGACTGGTCAATGCCAAGTATGCTCAAGCGGCTGGGGCAAAAGTTTGTCGCTTTAAAAATGACGACCTCTTGGATCAAGAAACCCCATTTCTACGACTGTCCTTGGAATGGGACAATGCTGGTCAATTGTATTTACGACATCTTGAACAGGGCTACCCTTGATGAGACCCCCACTGAGTTAAGCCTTGTTGGATGTGACCTGGATTACTCTGGTAACAAAACTCATTTTTATGAGGGCGGCACAAACGATCCCAGGCGTATTCCTGATGATATTCTCATAGGACACCTCTCTAAGGTTAAGCGGGACTTTTCTCCAATGCATGAAATCCTCACCCTGGGACCCACCCCCAGCATCCTCCCCTTCCCTCAGGGGGACCCAGAACTCGTATGGAACCCTGGATCATAACAGCAGGAACCCCCTCTCACGATAGTTTGAGACACAATTATTTTGAGGCGTCTCTTAAAAGATGCGAACCCGTGTCTTGGATTCATTACCAAAGACCCAGCGGCTCAAATCCGAGAGGTGACTTTGGATGTGGGGACTGGATGGAAGTTATGAAGTGGAAAATCAGATGTGTCATAAATTCGCTCAGAATCGTCCCTGAGGAGGCTTGTGTGGTTGTTAGCGACTTGGACATAGTCTGGATGCCTGGAGCCTTTCAGGAGCTTAATGAGGCATCAAAAAGGGGCATATATGCTATGTGTGAAGATGAGCAGGCAAGACTCAATGCTGGATTGATTGTTGGCAGGAACACGCCAGAGTATCGATGGCTCTTTAGCCAGTGTTTAGCTTACATGTCATCCAACCCTGGGAAGCACGACCAAGATGCCCTCAGGGCGGTGGGTGGCTGTAACGTTGGGACTCTTCCTCCGGCCTTCGCTAACACGAAGACACAGAGGCTAACGCCTATACCGAAGGTTTTGTGCTTTCACGCAATCTGCACGATGGCTGATGAAAAGCAGAGTAGTATAGAGAAAAAAGAGGAGATGTTAAGAGGATGGTTGACAGGTGTTAGTCATACGTCCTAAAGTTGTCTTGCCTGCCAATAGCAAGCGGCTGTTGGGTTACAGGTGGGGTTTCCGAAGAGACGCACATCTCTAAGGCGACAAACGACTGGTTTATTCATACTTGTTAGTTACTAGGCTCCCTCCCCCTGCTGTTGGATACTACGGGGGGAGGGTTTCTTTTTACCTGAGGCCTAACTTTCTCAGGTGATCTTCGGCCTTCTCGACCGATCCAAACACGGGACCAATGCGCTTGCCCAGTTTGCTGTAAACTCTTACCCCTGCCCTTGAAGATGTTTGGAC